GTGTTAGACCCATTCGCAGGTTCAGGTTCAACCCTTGTAGCAGCAACAATGGAAAAGTTCGATTGCATCGGCATAGAACTAACAAATGAATATCTACCAATTATTGAAGCCAGGGTTGCTAACGCACAAACTGATACATTGTTTTAATGGGTACAAAGCGTTCAGTTTCACCGGCAGATAAAGCCAAATTCTTTGCTGCCATAGCATCAGGTAAAACCATCAAGGATGCTTGCAGTGTTGCTGGTATCCATATGAACACTGGTTCACGCTGGCTTGCTAAGGCTAAAGCGTTACAAGCTGAACACGATTTGCAAGAGATGGGTGCCAGAAAATCACGTGCTAGAGAAGGGGGTGTCCAGAATGATGGGTACAACGCTTTTATGGAAGCGATTGAATTACCGTCTGCTATTCCGTATGACCAGTTGAATGATGATGCTGTTCGAGGGTTGGATGATTTTGGGTTTTTCCGTGAGCATTATTTGGGGCGTGTCCCTTCACCGTGGCAGGTTGAAGCGGCCCTGAAAATTATTGAATGGCTTGAATCTGAGGAAAAGGAATTTGTTGTTATCAATGTTCCTCCTGGTGCTGGTAAGTCCACGTTGTTTCACGATGTTGCTGTGTGGGCTATCTGCCGTAAAAGGGATGTTCGTATTATGATTGGTTCTGTTTCACAGAATATGGCTAAGTTGTATTCGCGTCGTATCCGTGAAACTCTTGAACGCCCTATGCCTATAGAACCTGACCCTATGTTGGTGAAGAAAGGTTTAGCGCAAAACGCTGAAGGTTGTTTGTCTATCGATTATGGCCGTTTTCGCCCTACTGACAAGGGTGCTTTGTGGAGGGCAGACGAGTTTGTGGTGGAACAAATCGGTGGTAACGGTTTGGACAACAAGGAACCTACGGTTAGGGCGTATGGTATTGAGGCTGAGTTCATCGGCCATCGTGCTGACTTGTGTTTGTTTGACGACGTGGCTTCACCGGATAACGCTCGTGAGTCTGTGGCTAGGGATAAGTTGTTGGAACGGTGGGATAACGTCGCTGAGGCTCGTGTTGACCCTGGTGGTTTGCTGTGTGTGATTGGTCAGCGTTTGTCGGCTGGTGATTTGTATGCTCATTGTTTGAATAAGATTTCGTATGACGACCTTGACGAATCGTATGACGGTTCAGATGTGACTTCGCCAGAGCAAATGGAAGCATTAGAACCATTGAAGTCTTTTAAGTACAAACATATTGTTTACAAGGCGTACTATGACGAACTTGATATGGGTACTGATGAGGAGAAACGAGCTTTGAAACGCTTTGATGCGGCTCCGTATCCTGACGGTCCGTTACTTGACCCTAAAAGGCTTCCGTGGAAAGACCTATCGTTTATCCGGCATAGCAAACCCGACATTTTCAGGGTTGTCTACCAACAAGAAAACCTAGATTTAGATGGATACCTGATTGACAGGACTTGGGTTTATGGTGGTCAAGGAGATGATGGCGTTATGTACCCTGGTTGTATCGATGAGGACCGTACCCACGGCCAGATACCTGTAGGGCTTGCCCCACCTGTACTGTCTGTTGTTTCTATTGACCCTTCCCCCACAAAATTTTGGGCTTTGACGTGGATGCTGTACCAACCTGAACTGAACCTGTACCACGTTATCGATATTGAACGGTGCAAGTTGACAGCTGAGGAACTATTGGGCTACAACACATCTACTGGGGTGTATACCGGCATTATGGATGAATGGCAGGAACGGTCTTTCCGTATGGGGTTCCCTATTTCTCATTGGATTGTAGAAATCAACGCCGCTCAACGGTTCCTTTTACAGCACGATTTTGTTCGTAAATGGGCTTCACGCAGTATGGTGAACATTCTTCCTCACACTACGAGCCGTAACAAACTGGATGAAAAGCTTGGTGTGGAGGCTTTGCTTCCTCCGTTGTTTAGGACAGGCAATATCAGGCTTCCTAGTAACCGTGTGACTTGGAAAACTATGGCTGCTGTGCAGGAATTGACTTCTTGGACTACCGATAAGAAGAACGGTACGGACATTGTGATGTCTTTGTGGATGGCTGTGTTGAATATTCCTAATTTGACTATGGCTAAATTGCCCCCTCGACAGTGGCGACCTTCGTGGCTTAATCAGTAGGATGTGTTATCGTTGAGTTGTCTAAGTCCAATTAAAGGTTGTAAATGAAATCTGTTGAAGAAATTGTTGCTCTGTATAAAGAACGACTTGACGCACAAGGTCCGATTCTCAATCAAATGCGTGAAGTTCGACAATTGGCCAACGGCGATGTCATTGTTCCCCTAAACGAATTAGACCGTAACACTCGTTCTTCTGTGGCTAACTTGCTTGTTCAGGGTTTAGACCAGATGAGTATGCGTGTTTCTTCTACTATGCCGTCGCCGTATTTCCCTGCTTTGCGTGAGGGGCAAGACCGGAGTATGAAGTTGGCTCGTGACCGTAAACGAGCGATGCTTGCTATTTGGGATGAGAACCGTATGAATATGAAGATGCGCCGCCGTGCGCGTCATCTCCTTGCATACAGCAATTCACCTGTTTTCATCAAACCTAACTTTGATAAGCGCATCCCTGAATGGCAGTTACGCAACCCACTTGATACCTTCCCTGCACCATCTGTAGATGTTGACAATCCTGTACCGGACAACTGTATTTTTACGTATGGCCGTACATATCGTTGGTTGACACAGAACTATGGTGACGCAATCAACGGTGTTCTTCGTGTGGGCAACCCATCGTGGGACACAATGTTCAAAATCCTTGAATACGTTTGCGACAATGAAGTTGTAACTGTTGTTTTGGGTGCAGAAAAAACCCTCGACCCTATGACTGGTGCTTATTCTATGGGTGCGCCAGCAGTAGAACTAGAACGTGTCATCAACAAAACAGGTATGCCGTTAGTTGTTGTACCTCAACGCATAACCCTTGACAAACCACACGGCCAGTTCGACGGTTTGCTTGGTATGTACTACACACGCGCAAGGTTGCAGGCTTTGACAGAGATTGCTATTGAGCGTGGCATTTTCCCTGATGAATACCTTGTGGCACGACAGGGTGACAACCCTGAAATCATCCAAATTGCTGACGGTAAAACAGGGCAACTTGGTGTTGTCAAGGGTGGCGACATTCAACAGTTGCAAACAAACCCTGGCTATAAGACTGATGTGGCTCTTGACCGTTTGGAACGCCAAGAACGCCTTGAAGGTGCTATCCCTGCCGAGTTCGGTGGCGAATCTGGTACCAATATCCGTACTGGTCGCCGTGGCGATTCAGTATTGGCAGCAACAGTTGATTTCCGTGTTCAGGAAGCCCAAGACATTTTTGCTTCTTCAATGGTTCAAGAAGACAAAATTGCTATTGCTATTGAAAAAACATATTGGGGTAATAGTTCTAAGTCGTTCTTTATTTCTGGTATGGGTGGGGGAATCAAGGATTACACACCAAATAAAATGTGGGAAACAGATTTCCATTATGTTGCTTATTCAGCGGCAGGTTCAGATGTCAACAGTTTGATTGTTGGTTTGGGTCAACGCCTCGGTACTGGTCTTATGTCGAAAGAATCTGCTCGTGAGGCTGACCCGTTGATTTCTGACCCTGAAATGGAACGTGACCGGATTATGGCTGAAGGTATTGAAGCGGCTTTGTTGTCTTCTATTCAGGCTCAAGCGGCAGACCCTAACGGTCCGTATCAACCTGATGACCTTGCTTACATTGCTGAACAGGTACAATCAAACAAGATGAGTTTGTCTGAAGCGATTATGTCTGCACAGAAACGAGCGCAAGCACGTCAAGCTGCTGCTGCTCCACAGGGTTCACCTGAAACTATGCCTGGTTTGTCTGCTCCTGGTATGGGTATGGAGGCTGGTATGGGTGGTCCTGCTGGTTCTCCTCAACTTGGTGATTTACTTGGCCGTCTTGGTGGTGGGGCTGGTGCTGCGGCGCAACCTCAATCGCCTGGTGGTGTAATGGCTTTGTCTAATGCTTTGGGGGCGTAATGGCTGAATATTCAAATCGTACTGATTTACAGAACCCTGCCGCAAAAATGGCGGCTACTGCCGCTAAAGGGCAGGCTTATGGTGAGGCTGGCGCACAGATTGCTTCTCAACAGGCTGTACCTATGGGTGCGCCCCCTACAGATATGGTTTCGCCAGGTATAGCACCTGGTTCTATGGGTGGTTTAACTCGCCCTACTGAACGACCTGCTGAACCTATTACTGCTGGAGCCGACTTTGGACCTGGACCTACTATGGCGCAAGCCGGTATTGCTACCACATTGCCTGGTTTCAATGAAACACTTGAAGAATTGAAAGTTTTGTTCCGTCAGTTCCCTAATGATGATTTAGCTGGTTTGCTTTCGGCTTTGCAGTATGAGGGTTCATAGTGCCTTTCACATCTATAGAAGAACAAGATGATATTTACGCCACACTTGCCAAGGAATCTTCTAAACGTGATTCGTATATAGCTACTGCTACCCCACAGTTAGCGCAACGTGTAGGTCAAATTCATTCTAGTTATCCTGGTTTCGCGGCTGGCGTGAAGTTGTCTATGGCTAAAGCAGGGTTTACGGATGAACAGATTGCTCGTATTTATCCTGCTGCTTCTACTGCTGTTATTGAACAAAGTGTTAAGGAACCTAAAAAGGAATCTTGGTTTCAACGCAATGTAACTAATAAAGCTAAGACTGCTTCTCGATATGGTTTTGCTGCTGCAAACTTTCCGTTAGATTTTGTTCAGGGTGGTTTGGCGCAAATAACTGACGTAGACGATTCTGTTTCTGGTTGGTTTATTTCTACTGACCTTGGCTCTTTGATTGCCAATGATGAGCAGGCTGGCTCTGGTTGGTTTATGGGGGATAAAGCCAAGGAACTGCAAGCTGAACGCGCACGTCGATACCGTGGAACTGTCGGTGGTCACGCTTGGACTATAGGCCGTGGTTTATCTTCAGTTGTTTTTCAACCGGATACCCAGGCTTTCAACATTATGTCGGGTGCTTTAGACGCTGCGGCTGCTCTTGCAGTTCCTATTGTTCCTGGTGGTAAAGCAGTAAAGACGGCAATTCTTTCTGCTTCTGAAGTAGGTAAAGGTGGTGCTGTTGTCAGGGGGGCTGCATCTGCTCTTGAAGCAGTAGGTCGTGGTTCTACTGAAATCAAAGCATCCAAGATTGACGCATCAGAAGTTGATGATGCTCGTAAAGGTATTATTGTTGGTGGAAGCATTGATTATGAGTCTGCTAATAAATGGTTTGGTTCTGGGCAGGCGCAACGTGTGATTGACCGTACTGCTACTACTAATGATTTTGCTGGTGTGTGGGATTTGTGGGGTCGAAAGATTGACCCTGAACTTGCGTTGGCAATGGCTAAAGAATCTGACCCTGACAAGATTCGTTTGTTGCTTGTTGACAAACTTGGTCAGGCGCAAGGTTTGGCTTCTACTAAAGATTTTCGTGGTGGCAATAAGATTTATATGTCTTTGGGTAGGCGCGATAAATTTATGCAATCTATGCCTTTGGGCGACAAGGTTTCTAAGGCTTACTCGAAGATGCCTAAGCGTTCTGTAAATTTGTTTCAAGCCGAAACAACGGCAGACAGAATAAACAACCTTAACGCTTTAGACAGTATGTTGAAGTTATCAGAAGTTGATGCTGTTACTCGTCGGTCTTTTTTGAATCGAGCTGGTCGTCTTGTTGTTTCTAAAAATCCTAATGCCCACGCTAAATTTATTGATGATTTAGATTTAGTGATGCGTGGTGGTGCTGAAGCAACAGGTGTCAACCGTGAAATTGTTGATGCCATATTTGACAACTACAAATCTTTACGTGATGATGCGGCTCGTTTTGATATGGATGACAACTTTGATATTGCTGACGCAGGTTTATATCAACGCACCTATGGTGGAATTGACCCCAATGCTGCTGATGTTTCTTTTGCTGGTCCACAGTTGGCATCAGAGTTTGGTAGACACGAGTATTTTATTCCGGATGTTCGCCAACTTCGCCGTTTGACAGGTTCAAAAATCAATTGGATTTACACCAAGCAAGGCAAAATAGGCGACCCTAATATTGATGAACTTCGCAAAGCTGGTCAACTTCGTTTACCATTTGCGCTTGTTGCAAGCGTACAAGAAAATGTTTGGAGGCCGATTATTACGGCCACGATAGGAAACTTTGTACGTAACACCCTTGATTCACAATTAATGATTGCATTATCGCATCGACCTGTTTCTAGCATTATTCGTCACCCATTTGACTATTTGACTATGCTTCGCAAGGAAACTGGAATAGCAGATATTTATGGCCGCGGCTTTGACGAAGCTCCAAGTGCTAATGCTGAATCAGCGGCACAAGAGGCGCACAAGTTTCTTACAACAACAGCGTTAAATGCTCACTATAAAGACCCTGTTATGGTACAGAGAAAAGCAAAACGGCTTGGAACCTTTACGGTTCGTGACCGTACCATTGATTCTGTTGGTGATGTGGCTCGTGGACACGCAGATGAGATAGGCAAACTAAACGCTGACTGGGCGGCACGTACATTTGCTAATGGCGCAACAACACAAGACATTGTAAATCTTATACGCACCGGAAATGCTGATGCTGTCAAATGGTATGAAACGATGCTTCAGTATTACAAAGATGGCCGTCAAACATACAATCGTGTTACAGGGCAATGGCAACGCCAGACGATTGACTTAGTAGATGATACAAACCTGGCGGCAGTTCTTGACGAAACAGCAACACGAGTATCTCGTATTACAGGAAACAATCCTGCACTGTTGGAAGTGGTTGGTCAAGGAAAACTTGCAGCCCAGATTGTTGATTCAGGAAAAATTATTAGTGGCGACCCACGAGTGGGTTCTCGTGTTATATATAAAGTTGGCAAACGAGGAAAAGCAGAAGGCGAAGTTATAGGAATAAACACAGTTACTGGTGAAGTAGAAATTAAACCATTTGCTTTTCGTCAAGGCGAAGCAACAAACGATTTAGATTTTCTTCTAAAAAGTGACGCAGTTTACAAAGACCCTTCTATGCCTAAACGTGTTGGTGGCGAAGTCATTGACCCTAGAACACCAATGAACGACCAACTTAAAAAATCAATGGACCGTATTATTGATTTGTGGCACGGAAAACTATACAACGAACCAATCGCCAAACTAGAACGCTCTCCAATCTTCAAACAGTTATACCACGAATGGATTGACAAACTAGCCGTATCGTTAGACAGCAAATCAGTTGACGACATTATTGCCGATGTAACAGCAAACGCCACAGCCGCAGGTGTGAAACCAGAACGGTATATGAACGAAAAAATTTGGAACAAACTACTAGACATCCAATCTGGTAAAATCAAAAACTACGGCACCATCACACGTGAAGAACTAAACGCTTTTGCATCAGGACAAGCAATTGACGAAGTAACTAAAATGTTTTACAACGCTGTAGAACGCAGAAACTTCACAGACTCAATGCGTATCATCTCACCGTTTGCTCAACAATGGGCAGAGTTCGCAGGTCGTCTAGGCCGCACAGCTTTCACCCCTGTCGCCGGAGGAAAATTATACTTGCCTGACGTGAATGTTTTGCGTAAAGGACAACTCGCTGTCAATGGCGCAACTGAAGGCGACCCTGACGGAAATGGTCGAGGGTTTGTATATAAAGACCCCACATCAGGTCAATGGACATTTACATTTCCTCTATCTGGGCAACTAAGTAAATTGTTAACTGGTATTACAGCTCCTATCAACGCACCTATCAAGGGCATCGCTATGGGCTTGGATTATCGACCACAGTTAGGACCGTTTGCAACTATGGCTGTGTCGGCCATTATGCCTGATAGCCCATCTTTTGATATATACCGAACTGTTCTTTTGCCGTTTGGGGAAAAGAGAGGGATAACAGAATCCCTTGCCCCATCGTGGTTCCGTAAAATCTATGACGGTATGACTGGCTATGAAGGTTCTGCTGTATTTATGAATACCTATGTAGAAACTATGCAGGCGTTGGCTTCCACAGGTGATTACGACACTTCCAATCCTGATGAGCGTGACCGTCTAATGAATGACGCTAAACGTAAAGCAGGCTATTTATCAATTCTTCGAGGAATATCACAGTTCACTGGTCCAGCCGCAGGCAATTTTGACCAGGCTGTAAAAGCAGGAGAAGTTGACGTTTACGCTTCTGAATTGGCTAAAGCCTTCCAAGAGATGAAAAACCAAGACTACGACACATCCGTAGGAACATTCATTGAAGTGTTCGGTGAAGATGCTTTCAGTTATCTAGCAAACAAAACGAAATCCATAACTGGTGGTCTAGAAGCATCAGAGGAGTTCGGAGTTTTTGAACGAAACAACCGTAGTTTGTTCCGGCAATACAAAGATGTTGCTGGATACTTCGGCCCTGTCGGTTCAGATTTTGATTTCTCCGTATATCAACGTCAACTGTCGGAAGGTTCTCGCGTCAAACTAACCCCTGAACAGGTGTTGGAATCGGCAGAATCCACCATTGCTATGTCTTACTACAGGACTATGCGAGCCAATTTCCCTACCACATTGAATGAGCAACAACGTAAATATGTTGCTACCTATCGTGAGGCTTTGCAGAAGAAATACCCTGGGTATGCCCAAATGCAGTTTGACCCGAATAGGTTGCCACGCCAAATTGAACAACTAAGGCAGGCTTCTTCATTGTCGTCTTTGGATGGGAACAAAGCAGCAGAGGGTATCCGTTATTATTTGAAGATTCGTGACGCTGCTTTAGCCGAAGCCACTAACCGTGGGTATAGTTCGTTGGCCGCTAAAGATGCTTCTGATTTACGTGACTATCTTGCTAACTATGCTTCTGCTATCAGTAAGCAATATCCAGAGTTTGCAAGGGTGTACGATAGATTGTTGTCACAAGAGGTTGAACGATGAGTAATACAGCAGACAGTCTTAACCCTAGTGGTTTCACGCCACCACCGATGGCTCCTGCCTCAACAGATGTCAGTGGTACAGGGTTGCCTGAAGGTTTCATCCCACCACCTCGTTTGGTCACCCAAACGGCTGGCCCTTCTGGTCGTATGAAAATTGCTGCCCGTACTGCTTCGGGCAACTACGGCATTGTTTCTAGCCAAGGAACAGTTCAAGAGTTTTACCAACCGACTCGTGACGCAATGACAATTCTTTCAGGACTAGATGACATTACTCGCGCCAAGGTGCAAGAAAAGTTGTATCGAAAAGGTTGGTATGGGTCTAGTAAACCTGGTAATGGTTATTCAGATAAGGACAGGAACGCTATGGCTGACCTGTTGTTGCTTGCTAACAATCAGGGCTACACGTGGGATGTGTTGCTGAACCAGTTGGATAAAGCTCCGGATGTTCAGAGCTTGTCGTCTGCTGGCCGGACTAAACCTTCGTCTGCTGATTTGACTGAGATATTACAGCGTACTTCTTTGGAAACTATTGGTAAGAAACTGGATGATAAGACTGTTGGCAATTTGGTGTCGTCTTATCAGGGTGTGTATACGTCTGCTTCTGGGGAGTCTGCTCCGTCTGCTGATGTGTTTTTTCAGAATCGTATTACTGAAAAGTATGGTGCTGATTCGGAGGCGTATAAGTATTTGAACGCTATTAGTAATGTCTCTAAAGTGCTTGGAAGTATGTAATGGCTGATGAAAGTTTCAAGAATTTAGAAAATTGGTATAAGTCTATTCAGGCTGCCGAACCTAATAGTGATGGCACTTATACGGTTGAGGGCAGGCGAGTTTCAGCGCAGTATTACAAGGAACTAAAAAAGTCTTCTAAGAAAATTTATGATGATGCTGTCAAAGATGTCAAAAATGCAGAGAAAACAAAGCAAGAGTCTAAGGTCAAGGCTGATGAGGCTAAGGCTAAGGCTGCGAAAATTGCTGAAGATAAGGTAACGGCTGAAAGAAAAGCACAGTCTGATGTTTCTTCTCGTGTTGAGAAACTTCAAAAGCAAAACCAAGTTGATGCTTTGCTTGTTGCCGGTAAAAAAGTTCCTAAAGAGTTGCAAGGAATTAAGGCTGGTATGGATTTGAGTGGCGACCCTGCTGCTCGTATTCAGTCTCGTAATGCTGAAATTAAAAAGCTGATACCTGGTGGTGAACGTACTGGTGTGCCTTCTGCTGCTGAAGCAGGTCCTCGTGTTGTGCAACCTGCTGTTTCTGGTGTTGCTGGTTCTGCTCAACCTACTGGTCCGGCTGGTCCTGGGTTTCGTGCTACGGAAGGGTTTGCACCTGGAAAAGCAAAGGCAACTGGTGCTACTGGGCCTACTGTTACTAGGGGTGCTACAGGTCCTACTGTTGGCAAGGGTGCTACTGGACCTACCGTTGCTGGTGCCACAACAGTTACAGGTGGCAAGACCACCACAGGTGGAAAAACCTCTACTGGTGCAACCGTTGTAGTAGACGGCAAAAAAGTCAAAGTCGGTGGCGACAAATGGAAAGAAATCATCCAAGAAGAATTCGGTTCACTATGGGATATTTACAACGACAACGCTGATGTCAAGAAAGTTATTGATAAATCCGTAGCAGAAGGATGGTTCAACGACACCACCAAACTGAACGCGACATTGCAAAACACCAACTGGTATCGAGCCACCCAATCATCAGTACGTCAATACGCCATCAACAAGTCATCTGACCCTGCAACATTGGATGCAACCATCAACCAGTCCGTTGCTGATTTGCGAGCCAACACTCTTGCATCTGGAGTTGTGTTATCTGACACTACGTTACGTACCTTGGCTGAAAACAAACTGAAGTTCGGCTGGTCTGAACAGCAGACAGCGAACGCTATTGGTTCTGAAACGGTAGCTACTGCTCGTCTTGGTGGTCCACAAGCCGTGGCTGATTTGCGTAAAGGTGCTGTTGGTACAGGTCTTCGAGCGATTGCTGATAACTACGCACAGAAACCTACTGACACGATGCTTGATATGTGGGTTGCTGAAGTTATGCAAGGAACCAAAACGCAGGAACAGTTTACTGACTTGATGAAAACGCAGGCTTCTACGCAGTATCGTTCTCTTGCTCCTTTGATTGAGAAGGGTCAGGATGTGAAAACGGCTGTGTCTATGTATACCAATGCGGCACAGAATGTTTTGGGGGTTGACCCTAATACTGTGGATTGGTCACAGGATAAATGGAATAAGGCTTTGAATTATCAAGACCCTAAGACCAACGAGTATCGTCAGATGGATTCGTGGGAATGGAATCGTTATCTCAGGTCGCTTCCGGAATGGCAGGAAACTGATGCTGCTAAACAAACCTATCGTCGTGCCGCTTTCACATTGGCACAAGCATTTGGAAAGACAAGCTAATGGCAGCAGTAGATGAACTAAAAGCAATTCTGGACTATTTTGGTTTAAGTTCTTTGACTGGTGTTTTGTCACTTAGATTGCAAGAAGACGATACGTTGGCAGACAACAAAGATGTTTTGTTGAACTCCATCCGTGACACCCCAGAATACAAGCAGAGGTTTAAGGCTAACGAAATTCGCCGTTCAAGAGGGCTACCAGAACTATCTGCTGATGACATTGTGAAACTAGAAAATTCTTTTAGAGACACACTCCGAGCCAATTCTCTGCCCCGTGGGTTTTACGATACCCAAGACGACTTTGCCAATTTCATTGGGTCTGACGTTTCCCCACAAGAACTAAACGCCCGTGTCAGCCAAGGGTACAACGCCGTACTCCAAGCAGAACCAGGCACCAAAGCAGAACTACAACGCCTATACGGACTCAACGACGGAGACATCGCCGCCTTCTTCATAGACCCTGAACGCTTCAACCAATCAGACGCAATCAAAAAAGCCCAAGCCGCACAAACAGCATCAGAAGCTCGCCGTCAAGCAGGCATCACCCTGACCACCCAACAAGCAGAAGCACTAGCAACCGAAGGTGTCACAAGACAAGAAGCCCAACAAGGTTTCGCAGCCATCGGCGCACAACAAGAACTGTTCCAAGCAGGTATGGAAGGCGAACAAGCCATCAGCCAACAAGAACAAATCGCCGGAACATTCGGAACCAACGCTGAAGCACGACAAGCCATCGCACGTAGACGGCGTTCACGTCAAGCAGGATTTGAAGCAGGTGGAGGATTCGCCGCAAGACAATCAGAACAAACAGGTTTAACCACCATCGGTGAATAACAATGTGTTATAGTAATACCGATGCCGATGGCAAGACTTACTGATAGCCCCCCTAATCAGTAACGAAATAATGGGGTGTAACAACTAGCAGC